AACCCGACGAACTGAACGACCAAGAACCCTCGAGCAGCGTGATCCATTGGGACTCTGGTCGCGCCACCCGATCGACATCGACCACGACCGAGTGGCCTTCGGTCCGGCCCGGGAACTCCGCCAGCACATTGCCGAAGCCGGGGGGCGAAGCGGATATCGCAAAGGGGGTTCCGCGCCTGACGTAGAAGGTGAACTGCCCATCGCTGACGCGCACTGGCGTGAACCAGCGGTCCCCCGTCGTGAGCGTGACGTTGTTGGCCAGCTGTCCGCCGCCAGACAACCCCGTGCCCGCGATCACCTGCCGCGTAACCGGCACCCCGGCCACCGACAACAAGTCGCCGACGCGGATCTGATAGTTGTTGCCCTGATACACAATCATCATCAACGAGTTCTCGTCCGCCACGGGGGCGACAGGCAACTGCGTGATTCGGGTCGGTATCAGGTTGCTTGGTACGTCTGACATCGTTAAAACTCCAAGTACCCATCACCATTTTCGGTGATGAAGAACTCATCGCCCTGCTCCTGAATCACACCCGCAGGACGAGTGTTGATCGGGGTGTCGGGGCGGTTGAAAGGCAGCACAATTTTGTCCGGGGCGCGAGGAGCGAGCCTGTACGGGTCGTACTGATCGCGGTCTTCTTCGCACACCATGAGCCCCGGATAATTCGGATCCGGAGCCAACGCAGACAAAAACATCTTGCGAGAGCATCGCCCGCAAATTCCGATGCCGTAGGTCGGTTGGCCTGTCGGATCGAGGAACTTGCCGCCGCTCATTTTGTGTACACGCCGATGCCGGGGTTGATCTGAATGGGCGAACCGTCGTTGTCCCCGTCCCAAGCGCGCTGCTGGCTGATGGCGGCTTTTTGCTCCAACACGGGGATCAACCCGGCGTCGACGGCGGGCGTTTCCGCAGCCACGCGGGCGGCCAGGCCGTTGATGATGGCTTCCTGCCAACGGTCGGGCATTTCGACTTGTTGTTGGAGGTTTTCGGTGTCCATGATCTGGCGATGGCGCCACAGAATCAATTGCGCCTGCTCCGCCGCCACAAAGGGCGCGGGCCACAACCTAACGATCGGCTCAGGCAAGTCGCGCTGGAAGTAGTAATTGCTCGGACGCCCAGGGAACACCTTGTTGGATTGATTCACGTAGGAGTCCCGGTTCAGCTGACCGAGCGGGATTTCCTGCGGCAGATTGCCGAGCGTGATCGCACTGAAGTTCAAGGGCTCGTTCGCCGTGATCCGGAAATACGCATACGGCAACGCCGCTGAGATGTCGGTCCACGTGATGTCGCCAGCGCTTGCCGCGTCAGCAGCGCTGCCCACCGTTGTCCAAACGAGCCCATTGGTGCTGACTTGGAACGTGACCGGCACAGCCGCTGCACTCCAGCGAATGCCGACCGTGTCGACGGTGGTTTGGGTGGTGAAGTTGACGGTGTAGCTGGTGGGGGTGACAACGGTCGCGCCGCTCAACAGCTGCAGCACCCGGTAATTCAAATTCAACACCTCGACGGTGCCGACGGGCAGCGGCACGATCGGCTGATTCTGGTACATCGGCAGAATCACGCGTTGAATGCACCAGCTTGGGGTCTTGATGTTGGCTAGTTCGTTGAGCATAAAGCGCAACGACTCCAGCGCGTACGTCTGCATCTCAGACGTGATCGCTTGGGCAGGCAGCCGACAACGGCGGAAGGCGTGGTCCACCACCTTCAGCGCGGTTGTCGTTGTGTTGCCAATGTTCCCAGAATACGCCATGCCAACTCCGTTAGGTGGTCAGATGGCGGCTCTCGAACCAGCTCGCCTCAATGACCCGATTATAGCTGAATCGCTCGCGAAAGACAACTCACTTGCGCTTTTTGGCAGCGGTGCGCGCTTCGCTGAGGGCGATTGCGATGGCTTGCTTGGGGTTCTTCACCACAGGACCATTTTTGCCTGAGTGGAGGTCACCCGCCTTGAACTCGCTCATCACTTTGCCGACCTTTGCTTGCGAGACTTTGCCGCCGGTTTTGAGCGGGATCATCGGCTCTTTCGGCGCAACGGGCATTCTGCGGCGGCCCAACCCGGGGTTCTTGTTGCCTTCGATGCCGAGCCGTGAGTTGTCGCGCAGCATCTCGAACGGCGAAGCCGGGGCGCGCACACTTTCGCGCTGCACGACCTCTTTCTTTTCCATGGTCGGCGTGGCCATCATCTCGCGCTTGCTCATCGAGCGGACTTCGGCTTTGCCGCCGCGCGCGAGCTTGGTGAGGGGTTCGCCTTTGTGCATGGCTTTTTCGTGCTTGTGGACAGCGGTCTTGATCATCGCTTTGTCCTGCGCGATGTCGGCCTTGCCGCCCTCGGCGTAACGCTTCTTGGCCATGCCGCCGCCGCAATAACCGACCGTCTTCCCGGCGGAACAGAAGTCGAAGTCCTTGACGTACTTGAGAGACTTGCCCATTTCAGGCTCCTTTGGTTCGATTGCCTTCGATGAGGCGGTCTAACTTGGCGTCCAACACCTCCAAGCGGCTCATCACGCGGTTGATGTCCGCATGCACTTCGGCTTTGGTGATGTATTCCTTGGCGATTTCTTCGCGCGTGCGGTTAAGCAATATGGTCACTCGGGCGAGCTCTGCCGATTTTTCGCGCATCACCCACCCGATTATGCCGATCACCAACGACAACACGGTGTTCCACAGCATCAACTCCACAACCGCTGCTCCTTAGGTGTACAACACCACGACCTTGCCTGTGGTCACCACAGTTAGGCCGTTGTTGGCTGCGATGCCGTTGCCGCCGTAGTGAACGGTTTCGCCTGCTGTGGCGCTGGTCTTGGTGTAGAGGATGGTGCCGCTGGCTGCGGAGGCGTTGTCGTACACCGTCACGTCGCCAGCGCCCGTCACCGACAGGCCGAAGAAGCCTGCGGGGGTGGGCTTGATGACTGTGGTGGTGTTGTCTACCTCGCGGTAACCTAATTTGTCGCACATCATGATGTGTGCTCCGAATTAAGCGACTGCCAGGCCGGTCTTGACGTCAATCCAGTCGGTGCCCTTGCCAAAGCACACGGTGCCTGCGCCGGAGTTGGCGTCGGTGACGACGATGATGCCGTCGACGACAACAGCGGGCAGCGTGGCGAGGGTGTAGCCGTCAGCGGTGATCGCGCCGTCCACTGCGGACGCGGTGCCGGTCAAGTTGCCTGTGACGTTGCCTGTGACGTCGCCTTCGAAGCCGTTGTTAGATGCAACGGGGCCGGAGAAAGTTGTGCGTGCCATGATGATTCCACACATGCGAGCGGAGCGCGGCAGTCTGCATGTCGTCGGGCAGGGCGGCCCGTCTGCAGCGCTCAGGGTTGAAGTCGCCCAGCAAACACCCCTCCGCAAGGGGAAGGGTGTTCACTCGGAGGCTTGCGTCAGACGCCAGCGGTACCGTAGATGCCGCGCGGGTCGGTCCAGCCGAACGTGTAACGCTCGGTGGCCTTGTAGCGCATGCTGTCGGTCTCGAAGTCGCCTTCCATGGATTTCTCCAGGCCGCGACGCATCATCAGCTTCAGCCCTTCGGGGGCGTCGGTCTGAACCCACCATGCGGTGGTGGAGGTGATACGAGACAGGTTGGCTTGGCCTTCGGACAGCAGACCCATGGACTTCACGGGGTTGATGTCGTTGTCGGCGGTGCCGGTGCGGAGCACGGACTTCAGCAGCACCTCGGCCTGGAAGACGTTGCTGGGGCCAGCGACGATCTTCTTGGGGGTGAGGCGGATACGCTTGCCGTTGTTGTCGACGGCGTTGCGGATCTGGATCAGCATCTGTTCCAGCGAAGTCTGCGACAGCGCGGCGGGCGTGTTCAGCTGGTTGCTGAAGGTGCCGTTCACGATCGGGTGCGAAGCGCTCACCAGCGCCACGCCGTCGCCGCCTGCGTAAGCAGCGTTGAAGGCGCGGTTCAGGATGTTGGCGCCCAGCGTCTCTTTCGTTTCGATCAGCGACTGAGCCAAGTGCTTGGCATAGGTCTGACCAATACGAATATGATCGCCGTCCTCGACAAGAACTTTGGTCAGGCTGAATGCCAGACCGTAGACTTTGTAGAGGTAGCGCTGCAGGAACAGCACGCCGCCGGACTGGTAGGAAACAGCC